CAAGATCGGCGCCACCACCTCAGTGTCGGCATCCAGATAGAGCACCGTCTCCCACTCCGCCGGCGAATTCTCATAGGCCATCAGCTTGGCCCGCCGGCCGCCGATGTCAGAATCCTCACCCTGGACAAATACATCCTCGATGTCTAGGGGCGACGCAGCGCACAAACAGATCGGGATCTCCGGCATAAACCTCTTCGCGCTGGCCATCATCCGCCGGCAGCTCTCCCGAGCCGGCTCACCGAATGCCACGCAGTAGATACCGCGCGTGCTACCCGTCCCACGTGACACCGGCGCCACAATCTCAACCTCCGGCAACGCCACGCTGCCCTTGCCCTTGACGGTCCTGCTTGTCACTAGCACCGTTTCCCCCCCCGCGATCCCACCATCGGCTTCCTCGACGGGTGATGTTCCGTTTGCGAGGTGCTCGAACGCTTCCTCATGTCCACGGCACCACGCATCCACCGTATACGGCTCTGCTACCGCCCGCAGTGCCTCGGGATCAACATCGCCGCGCCCCTCGACCGCATACGTCAACGCCCCCATCAGCGAACGCGCATCCCCGCGCTCATAGCGCACAATACCGGGGAGCTCTGGCAGCTCATCCAACAGACCCACGCCCCGCGGAATCACAATGCTCACCCCACAGCTCAGCGCCTCCAACGGCGGCATCGGCCCGCCCTCGACCAGCGCCGTACACACCAATACATCCAGCCCCTGATAAAAATCGGGCATTGTTGCCCAGCTGTAAGACCTCGTCTTAACCGGCCAACCCCGCCCGCTGGCCATCCACTCAACCCGCTTCCCGACCTCTGAGAGGATCACGGTCTTCGCCAGATCCTCACCCTTCCGCCCATTGCTGTACGTGAACCCGGAGAACCCCGCCACCAACGGCCCCCGGCCGGACCTCTCCGCGATCACGAACCTGTCCCGTTCCACCGGCATCCGTATCTGCACCGTTGGCCCATAGCCCGCCAACATCTCCGCATACATCCGCGCCGTCGCTATCCTGAGCTGCACACGCTCCGCGATGCCGTCAAACAGCGTCGCCTTTGCGTTGCCGGGCGGCTCCTCTTCCTTATGTGTGAAGTACGCCGCCACCGGGGTGTCTGGCCATGGCTTGCACACCTGCGCCTCAAAATATCCGCTCAGATATGTAACATCGTTCCCAGGCTCAGGCGAGCGGGTCAACGTCCATCCCAGACGATCGGCCAGATACCGCGAGAATCGCGGGATGACCCGATCAGCATCCATATTCCGGCATACAACGTTGACCCGCATCGCCATCAGTTACTCCCTACCGCTCTTGTTATGCCTAGCTGCCGTTGGTCAGCGCGATCTCGATGAACGCAGCCGGCCGGATAACACCGAAAGCCGCGCGCATCTCAGCCAGGATCGCCACCATGTTGCGAATGAAGAAGTCGCTGTGGCTGTCGCTCACCTGGATACTGGCGCTCTCACGGTTCCAGAGGACTGCCTTGCGGAAGTCACCCATCAGCCCGGTCCCCTCGGTGATCGCCTCGCTCTCAACAACCGGCACGCGCCATACCTGAGCGACGCCTCCCTGAGCAGGCCCGCCAAAGTAGAAGCGCCCAGTGTCATCTGTGAGCAGATCAAGGGTCTCGGCATCGTTCGGATGCACGACGATCGCGTTCGCTCGGGCTCGGCCTGTGGTCGAGATTGCCGTCCGTCCCTTGCGGATCGTGGTCAGCAGATCTGTGTCCCACGCCTGCGTCTGGATTCCAGAGGTTTCCAGGATGCCGGTGAAGTTTTCACCTGTCCCGGCGCCGTTAAGCAGCTGATCTTCCATCTCTTCATCGAGATCGTCCTGCAGCTCCTGGTCGATGATCCCACGGATCTGGGACGCATCGCTCAGCGCGCGCTTGGTAGCCGGTACCCATACTGCGATCGTCTTGACGGCCTCAGTCACCTGCTCGAATCCCAAAGCGCCTTCTGGTTTCTCGCCACTCACCTCACCGGTTGCACCGGCATAGTCTGTGACATTCGCCTCAGCCACAGGCGCGGCTTCCTGTACCTTGGTCGTCTGGCGCACGAACGACACCAGGTCGCTGCCCGTTATCCGCTGGGCAACCAAGCCCATCACGTTCCGCGGATAGCGTCCCAGCGGCTCATAGATCCCGGTATAGTCGGTCTCCACAAACGCACCGGCGCTTGTCGAAGAATCCCCGGTCACCAGGGTCTTGAGGCTCTTGAACAACACCGGCGGGCTCGTGATGCCCTTCAGGCTGTCCGGCACCTGCCCCCCAGGGGCAATCTGCTTCAGCCACGCCTTAAACTTCGGGCTCTCGACGAATCGCCGGCCCAGAGTCCCCTTGGCCCCCGGAGTTGCAGGGGGGAGCTGCTCTTGGTCACCCTCAGGAGCTGCAAAGCCCAGGATAGCGGCCTTCAGAGCGGCATCACCCTCGGCATCCTTGATTTCATCCTTCAGACGCTTGGCCTCGGCCAAATAGCCGACCACTTTCTGCCGCTCATCAGCGGTAAAGTCGCGGCTGTCCTTCTCTGCCTGTTCGCAGATAGCGCGTGCGTCCAGCAGCGCCTTCTGCATCTGATCTTTCTTATTCATCGCAATCCTCCATCAACGTGATCTGAATTTGACCCAACACCACGCTTGGAAGTGGCCCGCTCGGCGCTGCGTTATCGGCTCCCGTGCCGTTATCGCCCTGGCCATCGTCCCCCTCACCAGCGTCATCAAGCTCATTCTGCTGAGCCTTGATTCTTGTCGTTTCCGTCCCGAGCCCGGCTGCCCGAAATACCGGGCTTACCTCGTGGACGTCCAGCCCCTCCAGGAACCGCACATCGCGGCCCTCGAACTCCCCAAAGGCTTCCTTGAGAATATCGAATCCATAAGACCACTCTTGCAGCTCTCCAAGATTCTTGACCGTCTTATAGGTCTCGCCGCCGGCCTCCGTATCGAGGAAAAATGCGCCATCTACCCACGCCTTCTCCTCATCCGCGTGGATCACCCCCTTGCCAACAGGAAGATCGTGCCATCGGTGCCCCCAATACGCGATCCGTACCGCCTGCCCGTCCTTGAATGCGCCCGGCAACGTTACATCCCCATCGTGGTCGATCACGTTCATGGTTGAGAATGTCGCCGTGAACTCACCGGTGTCACCCTCCGCCTTGACCGTCATGGGCGCCATAAATGTCTTGGTCTTCATCGGCTCTCATCCTCCAGTGCTGCCACAATCTCATTAACCACTGCCTCTGGGTTGTTGAGCATCGTCCCGCTATAGCGCAGCACGCGCCACCCTAACACCGCTGCGCGATTCAACTTAATGCGATCCAGGTCTCTGGCGTGCCGTCCACCATTCTGAGCCCACTGCCCTCCATCGATCTCCACGGCGACCTTCAGCTCAGGGAACGCGAAGTCAAACGCCCACTTCCGCCCTGGGCAGAACTCATACTCCCGATGACACGCGACCCCTACAGGTCCCATCGTCCTCCACGCAAGCGAAAACTTGGCTTCCAGAGCACTATTACTCATTGACCGAACACCACACTGCAATCGCAGCCGGCATTGTCGTCAGCCGTACCCCGTGGATCTCCAGGCCAGCGCAGCCCATTGGCAAACGTCTCCCGGATCCCAACACTCACGCCGTTCAATGCGGCATGAGACGGCCGCGGGTTGCTGGAATTTACCCGCCACGTCTTCTTTCGCAGCCCTCCGGCCCGGGCCGCGTCCTGGCTCCCGAAGCTCGATAGAGCCGTCACCCGCGACACCGCGATCTGCGCAGCCCTGGCCCCCATCGCCAGCTCAAATACCCCAGAGATCGCGCCTTCAGGATCATCCTGTTGCATCGCGGTCGCTATCTGAGCCCGTGTTGTCGCGTTGACGTATTCGGCCCCAATCCGGGCATTCTCAGTCAGCCACGGCAGCATCGTCTCGTCGTCAAATTCCACAGCCAACTGCTTAGCCACAAACTGGGCCCACACAGACGCAGTCGCTAGCCCTAACCGCAGAAAATCTGCCGCTAGTTCTCCATCCCACCGCTCTGCGTCCCACATAACGGCGAGATCAGGCATTTCCTTCAATCCGGAAGCACCAGCAGCCTTGCCGATCTTCCCCATCACTGCAGCCCGTTGCCGCTCAAATGTTCTCACCATCAGTCGCGTCCATTGCTCCTGGTATCGCGTCCTCAACGCCGGCTGTGTCGGGTCGACGATCACATCGTTGCTCTTAAACGCGTGACCAGTGATGTTCGACTTCGGGGCGCTGTCCAACGCACTCGCCTGTCCCCCCACCAACACATTCAATGGCGTCACCAACTGATCCGCATCCCCGCCCAGGCTCGGCATATTGAATCGTGCGCGCGCCTCATTCGCCGTCATCCACGGCCTGCCAACCGCGCCCTGCATCGCCGCTGTCTGTTCCTCGAACGACCCTTGCATCTTTTCTGCGATATTGAACTCCACATAGACACCGTCACGGTCGTCGAAATCCGGCAGCAGCTGCAGCTCGATATCCTGCTCAAACATCGCCAGCCACGGCCCCAGGCTATCCTGGTACAAGTTCTTATGCTGCTCCTTAATGTTGCTGAACGTCGCGTGATCCAGGATCCCCACCATCGGCAGCGGAATGTGATACGCCCGGGCGCACTCCTCACGCGTGAGCTTCCGCCCACCGAGGTATTCGGATTCCTGCGCGTTAAACGTCCCTTCCTTCCACGTCATCCCCTCTTCCAGAATCGCGGTCTTCCCCGAGTTATCACCGCCGCTGTACAGCGCCTCAAACTCTGTCTTAAACCGTGCCCGTGCTGCCGGACTCCACTCAGGAGCCCCCGGCGGCCGCTCGATAACTCCCGCCTGTCGGGCCGCGTTCTGCCAGAAGTGCTCGCGATAGTCGCCCATCGCGTGTTCCTCAGCCAATACCCTCCGCAGCGTCTCCAATGGCGAGAGCCCCGTCGTGGCGCTCTCTGCGTTGTACCCCTTAAAGTGCACCACCTGCTCAGGGGCGTACTCCAGGCGTCGTGTCCCGACGGTCACCACGTACTGAACAGGAACAAGCCCACCCTTCACCTCCACATAGGGAGGCGGAACTCGCATCAAGGCCAACCTGTCACCCTCACGGACCTTCAACCAATACGCGTTGAAATAGATCCCCATGTCCGAGACCAGCGACTCTATGAGCCGATATCGCGTGACCTTAAACTCTTGCGGCATCGGCATCGCCAACACTTTCGCCAACGGATGATCCCGCAGCCGCACCCGATCCGTCTCACTCACCCGCCGGAACACATGCAGCCCCAACTGCGCGATGTTCCTGGCCAAGAAGTCCACACACGTCCGCACGTTCGGTTGTTGCCGGTACAGCGTGGCATAGTCATAGCTGTGCTGGTCATACATCCGCACCCTGGAGTAGCTCCCTGATGGGTTCCACCCCGGACTCAGATCAGCCAGGACCCCCACGCTTTGAATTACCGGCATCGCTCAGCTCCTAGCCAACAACCTGGATAAAATCGACGTTGCTGCGCTCAATAAGGACCTCACCATCTACTCGGACCGTCTCGCCGCGCGGTTTCAGCATCTCCACATCACGCAGCACCAAATAACCCGCACGCTTCCGCCATATGACCCCGCGGAACGATCGGTCAGTCTTCGTGTTCACAATCACCCGTCGTAGGGTAGGGAACCGCTGGAACAGTCGTTGCCAGATCGTCATGCGGCTTCAAGCCCCCGCGTCTCATAGATCGACCGCTTCGGCGGCTCGTGCCGTGTCGCACGATCTAAGGCCATCATCAATGCCACCATCCCATCGATCCGCTCAATCGACTTCTCCTTATCCGGCTTGATGTTGCCCGCCGGATCCTCCCTGGCCACAAGGTTGTCCGCCATCCACGTCAGCACCGGATTGTTCCCGTGGGCGACCTGGTGCCCCAGGATCAGCTTCTCCAGCTCCTTCATCGGCGGGCTCATCGACTGGAACCCCTGCCCGAACTGCACCATAAACTCATCGCCGCCCATCTCCAACAACTGGCTCTGAATGTGCGCCGCGCCCCACCGGTCAAACGCCACCTGCTGCAGGTCGAACGTCTCGCGGTCCTCGCCGATCTGGCTCAGCACGAAGTCATAATCAATCACGTTCCCCGGCGTCGCCGTGATAAACCCTTGCCGCCCCCACACGTCATAGGGCACCCGATCCCGCCGCACCCGCTCGCGCATCGAATCCTCGGGGATGAAAAACCGGCACAAGACCCGGTAATCATCGCCATCTGCCTGCGGAGGGAATACCATCAAGAATGCCGTCACATCCGTTGTGCTCGATAGGTCCAACCCTCCGTAGCAGGTCCGTCCGCGCATCCCCAGCTCGTCGACCGCGCCTCCGCACGCCTGCCAGTGCTCCAGATTGATCCACTTCGTCTCCGCGTGCGTCCAAATGTCCAACTCCAACCGCTGGAACGCATTCAGCGCCGCCGGCATCTCCTTGGCCCGGTGTGCCTTGCGCCGCATATCGTCCCACTTCTTGCACACGCCCAGATTGGGATTCGCCTTGACCCAGGTCGTCTCGTCCTCCCAATCGTCGCCCTCGTCGATCGTGAAAATGACCCCAAACCAGCTGTCATCCTCCACAACCCCCTGCAGCACCTTCTCCGTGTACTCGTGCTGCGAGAAAAACAGCGACTGTCGATTGAACCCGCTCGTAGAGATCCCGAACATCAGCGGTTGCCGGCGTGCCCCGGTCGCCGTCTCCAATAAGTCCCACGTATCCCGCGTCTTGTGCGCGTGGATCTCGTCGATCAGCGCTCCGTGCACGTTCAGCCCGTCCATAGTGTCCGAGTCTGCCCCCAGCGGCTCAAACTTGCTGGCCGTATCCGGGATGTGGATGTTGTCCTTGAAGATCCGCACCTCGCGCTTGATCCCCGGACTCGCTTTCGCCATCCGCGTCGCCTCGCTGTGCGACAATCGCGCCTGATCCCGCTTCGTGGCTGCGCTGTAGATCTCCGCGCCCGGCTCCCCGTCGGCGACCAGCAGAAACAACCCCACGCCGGCCGCCATCGTTGTCTTTCCGTTCTTCCTCGCGATCTCCATAATGGAGGTCCTGAACCGCCGCGTCCCGTCCTCCCGCTTCCACCCGAAGACGCTCCACATCACGAACTGCTGCCACGGCTCCAAGACCACGGGCCTGCCGGCCCACTCGCCTTTGCTGTGCTTCAGCAGCGAGAAAAACGCGATCACCATCTGCCCCGCGCGCGCGTCAAACCACAACCCGCGCTCCTCACCCGTCTCCAGGTCCCGGCGATGCCGCTCACACGCCAGCCTCACCCACTTGCAGGCCACCTGGCGTCCACTCAGCACGTCATCGACGTACTGCTCTGCCGTATAGCTAATCGCCATCGGCCTCATCACAGTCTGCGTCGGAATTCACCATTGCGAACAACTGATCCACGAGACTGGGCCCCTCCTGCTCACCCGGCAGATTGAATCGTGACCGGGAGCTCGGCGTCATTCCAAACTCCGTCATCATCCGCCGCATCAGATCAGCTGCCTTGTTCGCCTCGTACCGCCACGGGTTCTGCGACACATAGCCTGTAGACGTGGTAATGATCTCGCCCTGCTCAGCCAGCTTCCGTTCCGCGACCACCAACCGCCCCCACGCCTGACCATACGTGGCCAGCGCAGCCCGATCGAACTCCGTGTACAGCCCCGCGTCTATCAGCATGCCTACAAGCCGTCGCCATTCCTTCTTCGCCTCCGCGTTCAAATGTCGCGGCGCATACGGCACCGACGTCGGCACCGGCGGAGCCGGCTCGCTCGCGTTCAGCGGTCGGTGTCCGGGGTTCCCGGACAGCTTTTTGACCGCTGTGGGCTTCGGTTTTCGACCCTTCACCGCTGCATACTCCCCCTGGCCAATTTCGCGGTCGCATAAGCTGAGC